CCTAAGTGACTGGTGTTCCGACGTGTGCTCTTCCGACCTCTGTTGATTGGCTCTGGCCGCGGCGCTGTGGCGCCCGCATCGTTTGGCAGCGAAGGCTCTGCCCAAGACGGTGGCTTTCTGGTGCCGCCGCAGTTCGCACAGGAGATCTTTCAACTCTCCCTGGGCGAGGACTCCCTGCTGCCGCTGACCGACAACGTAGAGATCACCGGCAACACCATGGCGTTCCCCAAGGACGAGACTACGCCCTGGGGCAGTAACGGAATCCGCGCCTTCTGGCAGGGTGAGGCCACCCCGGCGGCGGGCACCAAGCCCGTCCTGGGACTGGCCACGCTACGCCTGAAAAAGCTCATGGCGTTGGTGCCGGTAACCGACGAGCTGCTGGATGACACCAATGCTCTGTCGACCTACCTGCCCGACAAGATCGCCAACTCCATTCGCTGGAAGACGAACGAGTCCATTCTGTTCGGCTCGGGCACAGGCGTTCCGGCCGGCTGCATGACCGCAGCCACCACAGTGACGGTGGCCAAGGAGTCGGGGCAAGCCACCCAGACTCTTTTGGCCCAGAACCTCGCCAAGATGATCTCGCGCCTGCCTCCTGGCTCGTTTGCCAAGGCGGTGTGGATCGTCAACAACGACGTGCTGCCCGCGCTCTTCACCCTGACCCTGGGCAACTACCCGATCTACCTGCCCAACGGGCTTGAAGTCGGGTGGTATCCAGGTCTCGCCCTACGGCACCTTGCTGGGTCGTCCGGTCTTCGTCTCCCAGCACGCCAACTCCTTCTCCGGTGCGGGTGATGTGCTGCTGGCTGACCTGTCTTACTACCAGACCATCACCAAGGCGGGTGGCATGCAGACGGCCACGTCGATGCACCTGTACTTCGATGCCGATCTCACGGCGTTTCGAACCACCTTCCGCATGGATGGTCAATCGAAGATTTCTACCGCCATCACGCCTGCCAAGGGCAGCGCCACGATGTCGCCATTTATTCAACTTGGCGCTCGCTAAACCCCAGAACCTCAAAGGAGAACACACATGTTTCCCAATGCAAAAGGCAGTGAACTGCTTTCAGTGCTCGCCACGATCGATCCTGCTTCGCAGGCCGCTGGCGCAGCCAGTACCGGCTGGGTGTCAGTTGCCAACTACTTTGGCTTTCTGGCCTTGGTGCAAACCGGCGTGCTTGGCCCCTCGGCCACTGTCGACGCTAAGTTGCAGCAGGCGCTGGACAGTGCAGGCACGGGTGCCAAAGACATCAGCGGCAAAGCGATCACCCAGATCGTCAAAGCCACGGGTGACAACAAACAGGCGATCGTCAATGTCAAGCCTGAAGAGCTCGACACCGTGAACGGCTTCGGTTTTGTGCGCGTCACAGTGACCGTTGGCGTGGCCGCCAGCATCACCTCGGCCCAGCTGCTTGGGGTCAACCCCCGTTATGCACCGGCAGACGTGGGCAATCAGGCTGCTGTGGTTCAGGTGATCTAAATGCCATTGCAACTCGTCACCCCACCTTCAGAGGAGCCGGTGTCCCTGTGGGAAGCCAAACTCCATCTGCGGGTGGATTTTGACGAGGATGACATGCTGATTGCATCGCTCATCACTGCAGCCCGTCAAGCAGCCGAGACTCTGACCGGCAGGCAGTTCACCACTGCCCGCTGGAAGCAAGTGCTCGACTGCTTTCCCGGATCGTCTCTGATGGGCGTACCCGCAGGTCAGGTCTTCAGCTTGCCGGGGCACGCCATTTTGTTGTTCAAGACGCCGGTGCAGTCTGTCGTCTCGATCAACTACCTGGACATGGGATCTGCGCTGCAGGTCATGCCTGCCGCCACCTACATGGTGGACACCGCCTGTGAGCCCGCACGCATTACCCCCGTGTTTGGTCAGATCTGGCCGATCTGCTTACCGCAGATTGGTGCGGTATCGGTCACCTTCGATGCCGGGTATGGCGGTGCCGCCCAGGTACCAGAGGGAATCAAGAGCTGGATCAAGTTGCGTGTCGGCAGCCTTTATGCCCACCGCGAAGAGATTGCAGTTCTAAGTCGCGGCCGTGTGGAAGCGCTTTCATTCATTGATGGTTTGCTTGACCCCTACAAGGTCGCTTTCGTATGAGGGCGATCCCTTGAGTTCATTACGAGCGGGTCAGCTAAACCGGCGCATTACCTTGCAGCGACAAAGTAATGTGCAAGACAGCTATGGCGGTCCGGTCCGCAATTGGCTGAACGTGGCCACCATTTGGGCCGACATACAGCCCTTGACGGGGCGCGAGCTGGAAAGTGCGCAGCGCATGGCCAGCGAAATTTCCCACCAAATCACGGTGCGGTATCAGGCAAGTCTGACCGATACCCGGGTGGTATCTGGATACCGCGCAGTTTACAAAGCTCGGATCTTCAACATCCACGCGGCGTTGAACGAGGACGAGAGCAATGTTCTGGTCACGCTGCTGGCGTCAGAGGGTCTGGACGATGGCTAAGTACGAGAGCGTTCAGGTTGAGGGCCTTGATGCTTTGGCCAAGGCTTTGAAAGAGTTGCCTGACCGCGTGGCCAAGAACGGCTTGCGAGCAGCGGTCTATGCCGGAGCCAAGCTGATCCGGGATGAAGCCAAGTTGCAAGCTCCTGTTGCCACGGGCGATCTGGGGCCTAACCAACCACCACCCGGCACTTTGAAGCGCTCGGTGATTTTGAAACAGATCCCAGAGTTGTCGAACAAGAACAAGCAGACCTTCTTTGTCACGGTTCGGCATGGCAAGAAGTACCGCAAGCAAGGCAAGAAGGGCAACCTCTCACAAGACGCCTGGTACTGGCGCTTTGTGGAGTTCGGGACCGTAAAGATGTCTGCGCGCCCGTTTCTGCGGCCTGCTTTTGACATGAAGAAAAACGATGCGCTAACGGCCATCAAGACCCGGCTTGCTGAGCGCATCGAGCAAGCCGCCCGCGATATAAAAAAATGATTCAGCAAGACCTTTTCGCGGCCCTCGCAGGTGTGGCCGGGGGAAGGGTGTTTCCGAACGTTGCGCCCAACAACGTGCAAAAGCCCTACGTGGTCTATGCCCGCGTATCCAACGCACCCGAGAACACCCTGGCCGACGGCGCACCCGTTGAAAACACCCGCCTGCAGGTGGACTGCTTTGACACCACCTACGCCTCCGCAGTTGCATTAGCCGAGACCGTCAAGGCCGCCATGAAAAGCAGCGCCATCACCCACGTCTTGCTCCTTGAACAAGACCAATTCGAGCCCGAGGCATTGCTGCACCGGGTGATTCTGGATTTTTCGATCTGGCACTAACTTTTAGGAGAACTCTATGCCAAGCACCGCCATCTCAGCCCAAGGCTCCACGGTCAGTATCGGCACGACCACCGGGTCGGCGCTAACTATCACTGCCGTCTCGCTCACCAACCCTTGCCGGGTCACGCTCTCAGCGGTCACCGCATTGAACAAGGGCGATGTGATTACTATCGCTGGCGTCGTTGGCACCACGCAGCTCAACGGCAACAGCTTTGTTGTTCAGTACATCGAACCTACGACCAAGATCGTCACCCTCGCTGGACTGGACGCGACTGGTTATACGACCTACACCAGTGGCGGTACTGCAACCCCTGTGCAGTGGACCAAGATTTCCAACGTCAAGAGCTACAGCGGCTTTGACGGCTCTGCCTCCGAGATTGAGCGAACCAACTTTGACTCGACGGCCAAGGAATTCATTCTTGGTCTCTTTGATCCGGGTGCCTTTGCCATCGAGGTCGATCAGGACAACAGCGATGCAGGCCAGCTGGCCCTGATGACTGCTCTGGTGACCGGTGTGGCCAAGAGCTTCAAGTTGCTTCTGCCCAACGGCAACACCGCAACCTTTATCGCCTACGTGAAGAAATTCAACAGCCAGGGCGCAGTGGACCAGGCGATCCGGCGCTCGGCTGAACTGCGCATTTCCGGCTCGATCACCTGGGCCTAATTACCTGGGCCTAAGGTCTCTTGCTCAGGGAAGAAGCCGTCCGCCTTGACCTTTGGCTTTGTGAAGTGGATAATGCACTGTATTACACATGCACAGGAGTGTTACAGCCATGACCGCCAGAACCATCAACGTACGCCTGCCCGAGGCTCTTTACAACCAGATTGAAGAGCTGGCCAAGGCGACCGCCCGGACCAAGAGCTTTTTGGCCATTGATGCGCTGACCAACTATGTACAAAGTGAATCCTGGCAGATTCGTGACATTCACGAAGGCATCAAGGAAGCCGATGCAGGCGAATTCGCAACCGACAAGCAGGTCAAAGCGGTGTTCGCCAAATACGGCGCTTGATTCATGTCGATCAAGTGGACCAAGACAGCGCTCGCGTCTATTGATGAAATCGCTGGCTTCATCGCCAAAGACAACCCGACCCGCGCCACCAGCTTTGTGCTGGAGTTGCAGGTCGCCGTGACCAAACTTCAGGCCCATCCTGGCATGGGCCGGGCTGGCCGCGTCCCTGGCACGCGCGAGCTGGTCCTGCACAAGAACTACATCGCCATTTACCGCGTGCGTGGCGACGATGTTGAAATTTTGAGATTGCATCACGCAGCCCGAAATCTATGACGAACCGGGTCAGCCCCTGAAGCTGACCTTTGACCGCAAACCAACCCGCCCCTGGCTAAAACCTCGGCGGGTTTTTTCATTTCTGGAGTACCTATGACATTACTTTCTAAATCCGCCATCCTTTGCGCCAACGACCTTCAAACAGAGGACGTCGATGTTCCCGAATGGGGTGGTGCCGTGCGCGTGCGCAGCTTTACCGGTCGGGAGCGTGATGCTTTTGAGGCCAGCATGGTCCGTGGCGAGGGCAAGGACCGCAAGGTTGATCTCACCAATATGCGTGCGCGTCTGGTGGGACTGACTGTGATCGATGAAGGCGGCCAGCGCCTGTTCACCGACGATGAGGTGGATCTGCTCGGTGCCAAATCAGGCGCGGCACTGGACCGGGTGTTTGCCATTGCGCAAAAACTTAATGGCTTGTCTGGCGCAGATGTGGAGGAACTCACAAAAAACTCCAGCGGCGTCCCGAGCGCCGTTTCTACTTCCGACTCTGCCTTGCCCTTGGATTCCAACACCCTGACCATCTCCTCGCAAACCTGAGTTCGCAGCAGGTTGCGGAGTGGATGGCGTTTGCTGGGCTGGAAGGCCTTCCGGACATGCGCGCTGACTTTGGCTTTGGCCAGGTCTGCGCCACGCTGGCCAACGTCCACCGCCGCGAAGGTCAGGACCCGTACCAAGCCGATGACTTCATGCCGGGACTGCGAACTGCAGAGCCTGCCGCCACCAATGATGGCGATGCAGCGCCAGACGAACACTTTGATGTTGAGGCGCACAGCCGATTGATCTCAGCCCTCTTGGGCAAAAAGGAATAAATCCCCCATGGCAACCCTCGCCAGTCTCGTGGTCAGCATCGAGGCCAATATCGCTCGCTTTGAATCCGACCTGAATAAGGCCGAGTTCATGGCCAAAAAAGCCATGGACACCATCGGCAATGTGTCGGAAACCGCCATGAAAACGGTCAAAGGCGCAGTGATGGCCATGGCGGCGGCATACACCTTTGATGCTTTTGCCGATGGCATCAAGGGGGCGATTGCGTCGGCGGGTGAGCTCGACCAGATGGCCAAGAAGACCGGTGCAACAGTGGAAGCCCTCTCGGGCCTGAAGTCGGCAGCCAAACTCTCGGGTACCAGTTTGGAAGAGGTCGGCGGCGGGCTGCAAAAGCTCTCTAAAGCCATGTTCGAGGCGGCAGGCGGCAGCCAAAAGCAGTCTGACTTGTTCAAATCGCTGGGCGTTGAGGTCACCGATTCTTCTGGCAAGTTGCGCGACTCGGGCGAAGTCATGCTGGATCTGGCCAAAAAGCTTGACTCCATGGACAGCAGCACCCAGGCGGTGGCGACTGCCCAAATGTTGCTGGGCAAACGTGGCGCAGAACTGCTGCCGTTCATGCAAGACTTGGCTGAGATCGGCGAACTCAACGCCAAGGTCACGTCCGAGATGGCAGCCGAAGCAGACATGTACGAGAAAAACCTCGTGCGATTGGAGGGCAGAAAGAAGTCGCTCTACAACACCATTGCCTCGGCCTTGCTGCCGGTGATGCGTGACTTCACAGATGCCTTGCTCGCTTCCGGCAGCATGACCGAGCGGCTCAATGACACTGCCAAGCAACTCAAGCAAGACAATGTGATTGAGACTTGGGCGCGTGAAGGTTTGCGCGCAGTGGCTGCCTTCATTGACATCTTCGACGCTTGCGTTCGGATTGTTCGCATTGCCGGTAACGCCATCGCAGCCACCGGAGCGGACGTTGTCTCGGTGCTTGCCTTCATGGACGGCATTGGTGCAGAGATGATTAGTGAGAAGTCACTCGATCCGGTCAAGCGCCGCTTTGCAACGCTGACCTCAGACCTCAAGAGCCACGCCGAGTCCTTCAACGAGGACATGGTCAAGATTTGGACCGCGCCGCTGTTCCTCACCAAAATCGACGAGCAGTTTGCCCAGCGTGATGCGGGTCTGAAAAAGCCCGTCGAGTCAGCCAAGCGCTCGTTTGCCATTCCAGACCAGCGGCCTGACAAAACCAGCCCGTTTGATTCGTATCTGGATTCGCTCAATGTCGAATCCATCAAAGACAAACTTGGCAAGTACGAGGCCATGATCGAGAAAGGCCGCCTGCTGGCGGTCAAAGAAGGCCGACTGGGTGATATGGCCAAGGTGACGGCCACCGTCTCAAGCATTCAGTCAATCGATGAGGGCAAACGTATTGATGCTTTCGCCCACAGCCTGGATGTGGCCAACCAGCAATATGAATTTCAAAACACCTTGATCGGCCTGAACGCCCGCGATCAAGCCTTAGCCACCGAAGGACGCAAGAACTTCCTGGCTGTTGAACAGCAAATCTGGGATGCAGAAAAAAACGGCTCCAAACTGTCCACCGATGCGCAGCAGAGATTGCGCACCGAGGCGACCAAGTCCACAGCCACTCTGGTGCAGGCGGTGAATGATCGATTCGATGCTCAGCAGAAGTTCGATGAGACAAAGCGCATCAATGCCTTTACGCACAGCCTGGAGCAGGCCAACGAGCAGTACATCTTTCAGACCGATCTGATTGGCATGAACGCCCAAGCGCAGGAAATTGCCAACGTCAAGCGCAAGAACTTCCTCGCGGTCGAGCAACAGATTTGGGATGCGGAGCAAAGCGGCACCAAATTAACAGCAGACACCCAGCAGCGCCTGCGCGATGAGGCCGTCAAATCCACGGCAGTCATGGTCAAAGCGATTGAAGCCCGTTGGGACGCTGAGCGTTCGTGGGAGACGGGCGTCACCAAGGCGCTGAACAACTACATCGACACCGTCTCCAACGCGGCTGCTCAGTCCGAGCGGCTCTTTACAAATGCATTCAAAGGTATGGAGGACGCGCTGGTGAGCTTTGTGCAGACCGGCAAGCTCGACTTCAAGAGCCTAGCCAATTCCATCATCGCGGACCTGATTCGCATCCAAATTCAAAACAGCATCATGAAACCACTGGCGCAAGCGACCAGCGGCATGTCGCTCTCAGGGATGTTCAGCAGTGCCGGGAACTTTCTGTCGGGTTTGTTCAAGGCCGATGGCGGCCCGGTCGCGGGTGGTCAGCCCTACATCGTAGGCGAGCAAGGCCCCGAGTGGTTTGTGCCCAACGGCGCAGGAACGATCGTCCCCAACGGGAAGTCGGCAGGTACAACATCTTCACCCGGCGGCAGCGACAGCGGCACGGTCACATCCCAAGCGCCAATCAACATCAATTTCTCGGTGCGTGCCATGGATGCACGCAGCTTCCAGTCCGCCATGGTATAAAACAAGGCCGTGGTGGTGGGGATCGTGAACCAGGCGCTCAACATGCGCGGACGCTACGGGATTACGGGGTAAAGCATGAGCGGCACCCTTCCTCT